TTAAATTGTGTCAGAATTGTTTATAGCGTTTATCTGCTGTTTATCTGTTAATTGCGCATTGTTTTGGTTCAATTGTGGAAGCTCCGACGCGGTCTTAATGACTTTCGCGGTGCTTTCTCTGCTCACGCCTGGAAGATTCCAACCGAAGCGGCGATTCATAACTGCAAGCTGTCCAACTGGGTTCTTGCCGGACCAGAGCCGAGCCTCTCCACTAGATTCATAATCTTTTGACAATTTTTCCCACAAATCATAAGCCGATGTACTTAGTCTATCCGCCTTTGTTCGTTCATTAGCCCAATTATATATAACTACTTCATTTATGCCAGTTAATTTACAATATCCACTTATAGTACATATTTTATTATACTTATAACACATATATATATAATAGTCTGCTATATAATTAAGATACTCATAATTATAACTATTGCAATTACTGTTATTAATATTACTATACTGGTTATTATAATTATTATTATTATATCCCTGTAATTTGCCTTTTAATTTTAATCTATTAGTACCCTTAAAGGTATTATTGTATACATAAATCAGAGCAGCATAAAAGAGAGATTGCGGAGCTGCTGTCATATCTTCGATATTTTCATTCGTGCAGAATCGCTTAAAATGCATATCAATTTCATTTTCAAAAATCTCTTGACTTTCTGGTGTCTCCTGTACTTTCTCCATCTGTTCCCCTTCCTGCCGGAGCTTATCCAGCCTATTATTGATATATACTAATAACATAAAAATAACCCGATAACAATATTAATATTATCGGGTGTAAATCTTATATATTTAATTATTAAAATAATATAGCATAAATATATTATAAAGTCAATTTTAATTTTAAGCTTGACATAATGTAAAAATCTGTTTATTATGTTAAGCATAAACAGTAACAAAAAATGTATTGAAATACGCTATTCTGTATTTTTAAACAATAACATTGGATGTATTGAAATATATTTTTTTGCATTTCTTAAATAGTAACGTATGACGTAGAAAAAGAGGGAACTTAACACTCCCTCTTTTAATTTTATCTTATCCAATTTTAAAACTCTTTCTTGATTATCTCTAAGGCCTTATTGTAAGCCTGTGCCAAATTTTCGTATCCGTTCTCTGTAGATATAACAACTTTATCCCCGGTATTAAGAACTTCACCGAAATAATAATCGCATCCGCCGGACTTCTCCGCCTTTGTTGCTATTTTAAACGTATATCCAACAAATTCCTTGCCGGCGTTCTTTGTTTCTTCCACTGCAAATAAATAACTGTCATAGTCTGCATATTTTGCAGCATTTTCATTTGTGAAGAACTTTGCTAAACTCTTTAAATCTGTTTTATTAGGCTCCCCGCTCTTGTTTCTTTTAACTGTTAAATATCTCATATTGTCCACCTTTTAACCTTTCTTAAAATTCGTATCCCTTCATTCTTCCCGCTAAAGTAGGGGTAAAATGTGTATTATATTTTTTGTCAAAATCTTGAATATATTTCATTATATCCTCGTCAAATTGTTTCATAACTTCTTCGGTTTTTTTCTCCGCTTCCTCTCGTGTCATTTCCTCCAGCTCATAAAGATAATCGTTTGATGTATCATCATCAAAACTGTAGGTGTATTCTATCCTCGGCAGTCCTGCCTTGCTTAAATAGTCATTAATGCTCTCTCCTGTTGAGCAATTGCTTAGCAACTCCCCAATCGTCTCGGCATCACCGGACTCAGCCAAAAAAACGCTGCTTCTGTTCCTATGGATATAGTGCCTATCTCCGCACAATCGTACTATTGCTTGTGCCTGTTCTTCTGTAGCACCATTAAGCACAGCTAATTCAGCATTTTCATAGTTCTTTCGCTGCGCGTAAATCTCTTTGCCTTCGCGTATTTCTTTTGTTATTTCCATATTCTTCACCTTTCAGCCTTTCGGCTGCCCTTTCTTAATTTGTACCCTTATTATATAACGATAGCGTTATATAGTCAAGCGATATTTTATAATTCTTTTAACTATTTAAAATGGGCATTCGTCGGAGCTTGTGCGGGCTAGAGCTTTCGCCTCTTCTGTCTCCTGCACTTTTTCCATTACAGCCGTTAAGGCTATCGCCTGCCGCCGCTCTGATTCGTTCCTCATCTTCTTTTTTAAACCTTACAAGGCTTTTAAAATATGCCTTATTTTCGTATTTAACTGTTGCTCTCGCCTGTGCTTTAGATACTCCCATTAAAAATCACTCCTTATATAAAGATAGCTTTATTATATAGTAGCGTTATACGTTTGTCAAACAAAATAAAGACAGCTTTATTATATAGTAGCGTTATATTTTTATATAAAGATATCTTTATACATATTGCACAATAAAATTATATAGATAGCTTTATATATTTGTTACATTTTGCGACTTGTAATTATATAACGATAGCTTTATAATAAGAGCATAAATAAAAGGCGGTTGCAATCCTACCAAGACAAACAACCGCCACCAATCAAAAAAGAAAGGTAGCTATATTATAGCACAGGTAAAAGAAAATGAGAAGAACAAACAGCAAAGAAGTTAAGACAGCAGTTAGAAACTATTTAACAGAAGTTGCACAGGGTGAAGAGCTTAACACAATTAAGGACATCAAGGATAAGTTTGTAAATGAATACGGATGGGCAGTTGCAAGACTTGGAGAGCGTAACGCTTGCATAGAATGGCTTAGAGGTTTAGGTGTTGGCGTTGATTATAGTTATTATGACATCATCCAGCTTATGGCTGAATGGTTAGACGAAAGCACAGAGGAAGCCGAAAAATGGCTTGATAAACGCGGCGATGGTCTTTACTGGGATTTATTAGCAAGGGAGATTTTAGCAAGCAAATAATTAGCAAGGTAGGCGTTTCCGGGGTTCGATTCCCCGGTTTGCTTTTACCCATGCAAGGGGATAATTTGCATTTTGATTATTAAAATGCTAAAATTAATTATTAAGAGAGGTTAAAAAGGTGAGAACTATGGAAGAAAGAATACAGATTAATGCCAAGCGTTACAAGGAACAATATGAGAAAGTGCTTAAAATTCCAAACGTAGGGGATGAATGGCAACTTGACGATAAGGGCACAGCTACGGTTGCAAGTACTGAACTGCTTCTCATAGATGTTCTCAACTATTCCGAAGAAAGTAAAATCTATATGTATGATTTTTATAGAATTACGCTTGATGATATTCAACTTAAGGCTGAATATGAAGATGAACGCGAGGAAATAGAAACAGAAGTAATTGTCTACACTATCGCCCCAGAATATCGCTTTGATGAGGATATTAAAGGGATAATTAGGGAAATCTACAACAAGTTCGGTAAACTGCAAGAAGAGTTTGAAGATTTAGAAGAATTTGAGAACTCTTTAGATGAATGTGACAATAATACCGAAATTTTGCAAGCTATTGCTTCAAAAATCGGAAAGCAAGAGCTTATAGATATAGTTGTTCACTATGATTACCATTTAGAGTGGGCTATTAATCAAATTTTAAAATAATATATTAATTGTGTAAGTGGGGCATAATACCCCACTTATTATTGACTTTTTAATTATTTAAAAAAGGTAATAAATAGATGAAAACAGATAAACAGATAGAATTATTGAAAGAACAAAAAGGCAAAGAATTAGCCACAAAGATTAACGATTTAGATAGTATTATTGTTAATTTTGCAGATACAATCCATTTTTTAGAAAATATAGAAGAAAATGCAGAGCTTATCCCTATACCAATTATTAAAAATGGAGTTTTGATTGTTAATTATCCAGAATTTAACGGCTTTATCTTGTTTGATACAGAACTCAAAGATGATAAAGCTGTAATTAATGTGGGTATTTTTAATAATGCTTTTAATGTGTACAAATGGGATTGCAGTTTACTGTGTGAAATGCCTTATATTTTCTATGGGTTGCATTCTGAAAGCTGCGATTGTATAGAATTTAATGATGCAACCGCAGAAATATACAAGAAACAGAACCGAAAAAGTGAAGAAATAGAAAAATACAAAGAAAGCGAAATAGTAACAGCGTGTGATCCGTTTAAATTATTTCTAAAAGTTATGTGCTGGCTTAACTGGATTATGCAGCATCCAGAAATCAAAGAAGTCGAAAGACAAGAAAAAACGCACGCAGGTACGAAGAACAAAAAGAAAAATGGCAAAAGCAAAGCGAAAGCAGATAGCAATGTTGTAAAAACTGTTAAAATTAACAATATTAAAATTAAAACAGTTAACAGCAAACTTATAACAAAAATAAAAAGCAAAAAAATACATCGTATAGCGGGGTGCTGGGAAGTTCGGGGGCATTTTCGCCATTACAAAACCGGCAAAGTGGTTTATATTAAGCCTTACGAAAAAGGAAAAGACAGCCGCAAGCGTGTTAAAAAACAATATATAATATAGGCTGCGCTTTGTTTGCTACACTTTGCTTTGTTAAAGTTCTAAAGTTTTTCATCAATTTTTCAAGGTAAATCTGAATGAAATCAGGGGCAAAAATTGAAATTCTGTGTAACCGATTTTTGGATTTCAAAATTGCATATGACGGGGGTATCAAAATTTTTGCATTATATTTTTGTGGGAAAATTTTTCAATTTTTTTAAGTGGGATTTGAACGAAATCCAAAGCAAATTTTGGAAATTGTCAAAATCGAAATTATGAATATAAAAGAGAACCCCACGGAGGTAGCAAAAAAGTTGCATTATATTCCGTGGGGTTTAAATTAATCTATAAAAATAATTGGCTTATCATCATCAAAAAGATTACTAACAACTTCCTGTCCTTTATCTACTAAGTAACAAGAAACTTTCTGGAATCGCCTAAAACCTTTGATAATTTCATATTTGTTATTAATTCTATATATAGTTCCTGCAAAATTGCCTTTATTAACAGGAATATAAGATTGTGTATCTAATGGAGCTGATATGGATTTGTCAAGCTCCTTAAGTTCTACAATATCTACTGCTTCAATCTTGCATAAATCACCATACTCACCTAATGATGGATATACCGGTGGGTTTAGTAACGCATGGTATATATCATCTATGTCACTATCATCAGCTTTGATGTATATAGTTGTATATAAATCAACTAGCATTAGATGATATTTAACTGTACTAACCCAGCCGGCGTGGCTTCCGTCTGCATAATCTGTTATAATATCCCAACGATTAAGCATTTCATCGCTAACTTTGTTAAAACGCTTACCACCGTGCCATTCTTTCTGTGTTTTAGTGTTGTAAACACCTTTGCCAGTAACAAAATAATCTAATTTATGATATCTTTTCCATTGGCACATAGAATGAATAAATCCGTTAACTGTGCTAAATGGTGGCAAGGGGTAACAATCTGCGCCTCTGGGAGCTGATGGATTATTAAACCTAGCCATTTCTTGATACATTTTTAACCTAATAACTCTCATAACAAAACCTCCAAAATAAAATAAGTTGCACCTATACAAAAAATGTATCAATGCAACTTTCCACTATGGTTCTATTAAGGTAAAATGATATAATAGTTATCTATTGTTTAGATCTATTAAATAATAGCATTTTTAAGCATTGTTGTCAATACAGCAGCTTTCTGTATAAATCAATGCTTTACTTGCATACCGACATTGACTAAGTTCATATATCAATAATTCTTTTGTCATAGTCGGATTAGTCCTTTGAATTATTTCCAATAGCTCATCAATACTCATTATCCTACTCTCCTAACTGCTCCTAAAACCATATCAACAATATCAAATATTTCATCTCCATAAGTTGCTACAAAGTCGCATAAAATTTCTTCTGTTTCAATCGGCAAATAAATATCATAAGACATACAGACGGCGTGGCAAATTTCGTGTATCAGAACTTTGCGTTGCATAAATCCCTGTAGTTTGTCTGACAGATATATTGTATGCGTGTTTCCGTCAGTTACACCTAAACTAATTGTGTTGTCTGACCGCCTTAATTTACTTGAATTTGAATTTTTATATTGTATGTGCCAAATTGTACCATTGATTGTAAAAATCATCTGTATGCCCCCTTTTTAAATAAAACAGGCTATGAATATTGCTACTCATAGCCTTTAAAATCAAATCTTAGATACAAGAGTGCTTAACTTTGTTCTAAGTAAATTTTTCTCTTCTGCTGACATATCGGCAACCATACCTGTAATGTCGCTTGCGAGTTCCTTAGTGTAACTGTCAAGAGACTTCATCTTATGCTCCTTGTCCTCTGGTGTATTAGCTTTGTGCATTTCCTTAGTCTCTGTATACATTCTCTTTGCCCTGTCGTAGCCACTTTCAGATGTATGTGTAGCTGTAGGCTCTGTATAGTACATTCTGCCATATTCCCTATCCATATCACGTTCCGGGTACATATGGTAATAAGGTGGTTCTTCGTATCCTCTTCTGCCTACATAGGTACCTTTGCCTTTAGGGGCGTATCTGCCAGTAGTTTTGTATCTGTATTCATCATAGTATCTTCTGCCACCCTCTTCTCCATATTCGTCTTTTAAGGCTCTAAGCAGCTCCTTGTTGTATTCTTCTTCCTCTTCATCAGCTTTCTTCATAGACTTAACGATAACAGCTTTGTACTCTGCTTCGCATAAGTCCTTAATCATATCGACAGCTTCGCCCATTTCCTCTGTATTGACATTCTCAACACCCTTATCAAGCTCGCCTAAGGCTTTCTCTGTAAGACATTCAATCATTTTGTGGATTCTTTCAATGTGCATAATTAAGCCTCCCTTACTGCGATTAGATTACTGTTCTGTACCTGTATAGCCTGTGTAGATGTATTCTGCACCGCTACTGTACTGCAACAGCCACAAGGTACATCAACATATGCCTGCGCCGATACGTTAAATAAGTTTTCAACAGCGGCTGGCGTAACAATCATTCTTGTAGACTGTAAAGGTTCTCCGTCCACTGCGATAGCAAGTGAAATAGCTTCTACTGTGCCGCCTGTAGGTATCTGAATGTTGCCGCTATACGACACTAAAAATCGTGCCTTGCATTGATTTGTAATACCTCTTAGCTTGATAATTCCGCTGCCCTGTCTGTGTACAATACACTTACTACCGCAAACTGGTGTTTCTGTAAATGCCACATCTTCTCCGGCGGCAACTGTTTGTAATGCAATTCCTGTTACTTCCATTATTTTTACCTCTCTTTCATAAAAATAAGGGCAAACATTATAGTCTGCCCTTGGGTTATAAGTAATACTGCCTAGCAGACATAATCTTTCGATTAAGATACTTGATTATTCAGTTTTTTAGCAGCCACAGCCTGTATTACAACCACAGCCATATGCATAACCATAAAGGTTAGAAGCTGGGAATGAAGGAACTGGTGTAGGTCTTACTGCATCAATAATCTGATTTGTCTGTGCTGCCATTGTTGTAGTCAGAAGTGCATTCTGTCTATCCTGTGAAGCAGCTCTGCGTAAATCATTGTTCTCTGCCTGTAATGTAGCTATCTTGTCATTTGTTAAGAAATCAAGGATTGCTCTTGTTCCTGCCTGCTGGCTGTCGATAATATCTCTTGTATTATTATTCATCGTGTTCTGTAAAGCACAGGTGTTAGTTGCCATATTGTAGTTTACACCCTGAATAGCTTCTCTTGTCTCACAGCAACAGTTGGCAAGCTGTGACTGTAAAGCATTTGTATTCTGCATATTAGCGACTGTATCAGCGTTAATAGCCTGCTGGATGCCGTAGCCTGTCTGCATAATGTTTGTATTTATGCCATTAAAGCCTGTGAGCATACTGTTATTCATAGCGTAGAATCCATCGCAAAGTCCGTTAGAAATGCCGTCTAACTTGCTGATAACTGCGGAATTGTCAAATCCTCTCTGAATGTCTGCCTGCGTAGCAGCTGTTGCAACATAGCCACCGCCATTGTTACCACCAAAACCGCCAAAACCGCCGTTGCCCCATCCAAAAAGTAATGCGAATACAACGATTATCCAAAGCCATCCACCATCAGCCCATCCGCCGTTATTGCCGTTGCCGTCAATATTAGCGACTAATGGCACGCTGGCACAATTTGAATTTGAAAACATATTGTTACCTCCTAAAAATATATTCATAAAGATGTCACCCAGGTAATTTGCAAAGACATCTAATATGCTATTAATTATTAAATCTGCTTTTTATCTGATTAAATACATCATCTGCATTTAACCCTTTTTCCTTACATAAATTTCTAGCCATCTGTTCAATGCCTTGCATATCGCCTTGCTGTGCCATTTGCATTGTATTCTTCATCATTGGATTACTCATAAGCTGATTGTTCCCCATTATCTGCTGTATAAATTGTTGAGGACCGCCTCTCATCATCTGAAAAATGTTAATTGGGTTCATTCTTCATCACCGCCTTTGCTTTGAGTTCTTGAAGATTTTCTTTGCGAACCTAAAGATTTATCAAATCTATCTTCTAACTGCCCTATCTTCTCTGATAGCTCTTCAAACTTATTCAGAAATAGCTGTGTGCTTTCGTCTGATAGGGTAAATTTAGCGTTTTCTGCATTAGTCATAGAATTTATTGCCTGATTATTAGGCTCTGTATAAGGCTTATACACAATCGTATTAATAGTTCCGTTAGCGTTCCAACCTTTAACATAGATTTCTGATAAATCCTGCTTAGGGAAAAATGCCATTGAGCCATCCATAGGAACTTCATTAGCATTAATATTTTCGACCGCCTGCACAACTCTTCCGTTGATACCTGCCGGCTGTTGCGGCATAGCCTGTTGATTTGTCAAAGGCATTTGCATTCCTGCCACTGGTTGCTGTAAGCTCTGCTGGTAATTCTGCAAGAAATTCATTCTATCCATATACGGATTTTGAGATTGTATATAAGAATTATTCATTATAGGTGTCTGATAAGGATTGTTCATTGTCTGCCTCCTCTAAAACCTCTTCGATTGCGTGGATAACAAGAGATAATGTCACCAAATCAAGTTTCTGTAATTCTTCTTTGCTTAAGATTTTTTCTCTAACTTCATCAGAAAACATTTGCATTACCTCTCTTTCTGATTACATTTTTGCATAAAAAAAGACGCTTAAAGCGACACATGATAGACATATGTACGACATATAAGCGACAGCATTGAAATTATATAATTGTAAAACGTGATAAATACGGCATTAGCACTTCCTATATGCCATGCCAATGATCATAGGTGAGATAAAAAGATATCTTCGTGATAACAGTGCCATCCGTGTAAGCCGCAGTCTTAAAGATATGGCATATAAAGCTATATACACTAAAGAACAGTTATTAAAGAAAAATCAACATGAACCAACCATATCCGAAATCGCTGGTGAAATAGGTGTATCTAAGGAGGACATAGTCATAGCACTTGAAGCAGTTTCTCCAACCGTATCTTTATATGAACCGGTTTTTAACGAAGGACAGGATACTCTCTACGTCATAGACCAGCTAAAAGATTCTAAAGATGGCGAAGACAGCTGGGTTACACATCTTGCACTTAACGATGCATATAGAAAGCTTGACAGCCGGGAACAACAGATTATAAAAATGCGGTTCTATGAATATAAAACACAGATGGAAATCGCATCTGAAATCGGCATATCACAGGCACAGGTAAGCCGTCTGGAAAAATGTGCATTAAAAAATATGAAAAAATATATTTCCACATAGCATGATTACAGGGGCAAAAGGTCTAAGCCTGCATAAGACAGCTCTTAAGCAGGAAAACGGCCTTGAACCCTTCACAATATTAACCGGATCTTTTAAT